GGGTCCAAGTTTTATGCGTCGCAAAATTTTTACCATCTAAAGCCCACTAATGAGAAAAAATATTAAATGTAGCCACAGTGAAACAGAAAAGCCTAATAAGCTCATTCCTCACCCAAAAAACCCAAACACACACCCACAAAAGCAAATTGATTTGCTTGCTAAAATAATCAAACATCAAGGCTTTAGAAATCCCATTGTAGTAAGTAAAAGGTCTGGATTTGTAATTGCAGGGCACGCTAGACTCAAAGCCGCAATCGCACTTGGACTTGATCAGGTGCCCGTGGATTATCAAGACTTTGAGACCGAGGCAGACGAATGGGCGCACCTTATTGCTGACAATAAACTGGCAGAGCTTGCGCAATCTGATGACTCAATGCTTGCTGATTTGCTTCATGAACTAACAAATGATGGCATTGACGCAGAGCTTGCAGGTTTTGGTGAGGAAGATTTAAGCGACTTACTTGAAACATTTGAAGAGGGAACGGCTGACACAGAGCCACAAACTGACAAAGCAGACGAATTATGTGATAAGTGGAAAGTTGAAAGTGGACAACTTTGGCAACTTGGAAATCATAAAATAATTTGTGGGGATTCAACATCTGAAGAGGTTGTAAGCAAATTATTAGGTGATGAGAAACCTAACCTTATGGTCACTGATCCGCCTTATGGAATTGATTATGATGCTAATTGGAGAAACGAAAGACTAGTTTCAAGCGAAAATAAAACAAGCGGAAGAGCAGTCGGTAAAGTAACAAACGACAACAAAGCTGATTGGTCGGAGGCTTGGAAACTTTTTAACGGTTCAATTGCTTATGTTTGGAGTGCTCCGGGTCCGTTACAAATAACCTCTTATAAAGCATTAATTAAAAGTGATTTTGAAATACGTTCGCAAATTATTTGGAATAAAAATCATTTTGCAATAGGGCAAGGTCATTATCATCCAAAATTTGAACCTTGTTGGTACGCAGTCAGAAAAGGAGCAAATGCTAATTGGCAAGGTGATCGTAGCCAATGCACAGTTTGGGATATTCCAAAACCGCAAAAATCAGAAACAGGACACAGCACTCAAAAGCCTATTGAGTGCATGGCGAGACCAATTAGGAACAACTCAAAAAAAGGTGATCTGATTTATGAGCCTTTCAGCGGTTCTGGTACAACATTAATTGCTTGCGAAAATCTGCACAGGCAATGCAGAGCAATTGAGTTAAATCCTTCCTATGTGGCAATTGCAATTGAGAGATGGGCACAGGCAACAGGGGGTGAGCCAAAACTTTTATAATGCCTCAACTTACACCAGAACAAAGAGCTCAGGTTGATAAGCAAAACCTTGCAAATATCCTTAAAAAAGCAGGAGCGGGCAAGGTTCTTAGTGACAGAGATGTAAAACTATTAGATCAATTTGTTGAGGTAAAAAATGAGGGACAAGATTCAACAAAGGCAACAGAAAAAACGTTAATCCAACTTTCAGATTTAGCCCGCATTTGTAAAACTGATCACCGTGATGTTACTGCTTTCCTAACAAATGAAAAAATAAATTATAAAGACGGACCAAGGCGGTCAAAATTATTCCCTTTATTTGATGCAGTTGAGGCACTGGTACAAAGGAAAGGAACGCAGTCAGCAGTTGAGCAGCGCAACCTTGCCGATGCTAAATTAAAAGAAGCGCAACGCCTAAAGATTGAAGGCGAATGGAGACCAATAACAGAGTCACGACAATTGGCGGCTCGCATGGCAGCGATCACAACCGAGGTGATTGAGACGAGTGACTTGCCTCTAGAGGATCAAAACAAACTTGTTGAGCAACTGAAAAGTGCAATGGCACAAGGCATGGAGGTCAGTGATGAGTGAGCAAAATCATGCTCAAGCTTTGTTTGAAGCATGGAGCTCAGCATTGAGGGCAACCCCTCGATTGCCTTTTGAGGAGTGGGCACAAGCTCACATTAGGAACGGGGACGGTACGCCTTTTTATTTTCGACCTTATCAAGTAGCACCTGCGGCTGACCTTTTTAATCCAAAGATTGCAAGCGTTGCGCTTCGTGCTTACTCAGGAGCAGGCAAGACTTACCTTTTTTCTGTTGCTTACGCTTTTGCCATTGAACAGCTAAAACTAAAAATTGGCAAAATGTTCCCGGCTGAAAACCTTTCAGCGGATTGGTTTTTTAAAAAGCTCATGCCAATCCTTAAAGAGACGCCCGTGGTGGCAAGCCTGCCAATGGTTAAAGATAATGTGCTTTTTAAAGCTTGGGAAAATGGGTCAGAGATCACAGGCGTTGGCGCAAACTCAGCGGGACGAATAAGGACCCTTGAGGTTGACGTTGCTGATGCTGACGAGATTGATGCCATTACCTCAGAGATCAGAGATGAGGGTGACAAGCTGCAAATGTTTTTAAGACGGACAAGGGGGCGCAAACGTCAACATCATTGGCTTGCCTCTTATCCCTCAATCGTTGGCGGGTCTAAAATTGACGCAGCTATTGATCAGTCTGATGGATGCGCTTGGTTTTATGAATGTCCAAAATGTAACGAGCCTCAAAGCTTTCACCCTAAGGATATAGTTTGGACCAGTGGCAAAGCTCACGAGGCGCAAGTTGAATGCCCTGAGTGTTCTAAAACTTTTAGCGATAAAGAGCGCAAAGAGTCAGTTTTACAGACGGGTCATTTTAGGGATCGAGATGACAAAATCATTGTTGCGGGTGAATTGCCATCTGAGCAATATGGTGGGCGCAGAGGGTACCACATCAATTGTATGGCGCACGTTGGTGATCACGCTGACAAGTTTGTTAGTTACTTGCACGAGGTAGCTGCCTCAGCCGAACAAGCTGACAACTCTGAAAACCCAAAGAAAGCAAGACGGGTTTTGATAAACACCCTATGGGCTGAAAGTTATGAGGAGGAATATGAGGAGAAAGCTGACCCTGAGGGGTTGATGGCAGATCGAGATGACTATGATCCTGCGGGATTATTACCTGAGGAGATAACAAGGATATGGGGTGGGGCTGACGTTAACGGAAAATTCATTGCTGTTTTTATAATGGGATCAGGACCCTCAGGATTTTACGGTTTAAATTATACCGAGATTCAAGGGCGATGGGACTCGCCACAAACTTGGAAAGCTTTGGACCGCTTGCGGAGACGCAAGTGGAAGCATCCAAACGGGGCACAGTTAGGGATTAGGCGGCTTTTTATAGACAGCCGATTTCAAAAAAACACAGTCCAAAGTTGGACCAAACCACGACAGCCACAAGTCATGGCAGTGATGGGAAGCCCTGCTCTTGGTGCGCCTGCCTTTGGTAGTAAGCGCAAAGACGCAAGCACAGGGGCGAACGTTATGACCTTGGGCGTTGATGAGCTAAAGGATCAAGTTTATGACATCATCGACAAAGACACTGACACGCCATTTTCTGCTTACTTTACAGATGCCATTGAGGACGGGGTTGAAATGTTTGGGAGTGAATTTTTTGCGGGCTTACTTGCTGAGGAACGTGACACAAAAAGGGCAAGGGATGGCAGAGTAGTCACGACCTTTGTGCACCCCGCAGGAGCACCAAGAAACGAGCCTCTTGACTGTTTTACGTATGCACTAGCTGCATTTAAGTCAGATAAACGCACAGAAGAGGCAGCAAAGAAAGCCCTTGATGGACTTGCTAATGGTCAAGTTGATCCTGAGCAACCTCGTCCGGTTCGCCAATACCAACCAACAAGAGGATTTCAAGGGGGAAAGGGTTGGCTTTGAAAGCTTTTACAAATGAGCAACGTCTTGTTTTTGAAATGCTAAAGGCGTCAGCCGTGATTATTCACCACGCAAAAAAAAACAAACTGCTAAATGATGATTTATTTTTAACCACTTGGGCAGACCCAAACAATCGAGGTGAGCTTGGTGGCTTTCAGTCTGGGGTGATTTTAACAACTCACGACTTGATTAACGAGGTCACTTTCTGGAGATCAGCAGGCGCAGAGTGGTGCCTTGAGTTTTTAGGCTTTGAAATGATCACACCACCAGAATTTTTGCAAAAACTTTTAGAAAACATAAACAAATCAAAACAACCAAAAGCAAAATAAGTGCTCCCCTATCAAATTTTGTTGAATTGATGCAAATTTTAATTTGAATGGCTATTGAAACAAAAACCAACGTCCCGCCAAAGTTTAGGGCAGGCGATACCACAAAATGGACGGTCACTTATGCCGATTATCCTGCATCAACTTGGTCACTCATTTATTATTTTAAAAGACCCTCTGAGCCAACCGTTGAAATTAAAGCGACCGCAAGCGGTGACGATTTTGCGGTCACCATATCCGCAGAAGATTCAACGATGTTTATGCCGGGGCGTTGGCAATGGCACGCAAGGGCTGAAAAGCAATCAGAGGGTGCAATTGTTGCGGAATCTGGCACCGTTGACGTGTTGCCTGACCCGTCAGCAATGGACATAAAAGACAGCTTTGCCGTCAAAGCTTTGCAATTAGTTGAGGCAAGTCTTGCGGGTGACCTTGTCACCGCACAAGAAAGCATTTCGATTGCAGGCGTAGACATCACCAAAATGGGCATAAGTGAGCGTTTTGATTTGCGTGACAGACTTAAGGCAGAGGTCTCAAGAGAACGAACAAGGGCAATATTAAAAGAGGGGTCCGATATGCCGGGGCGTCAAGGTTATCAAGTCAGATTTAAAAATGGTTAATCCAATAAAAGCAATCAGGAAAGCCCTCAAAGGTAAAAAAGGTTTTAGAGGTTACAACGATCTACACGCTGCACGCTTGTTGAGTGATTGGATCATGTCAACAGATGACGCTAATGAGCGACTCACTCAGCACCTTGGTCATTTGCGCAAAATGTGCCGAGACCTTGCAGAAACTAACAAATACACAGGCAGATATTTAGACCTTAGAGTCATGAATGTCGTTGGACCTAACGGATTCCAATTACAAAGCAAGGCAATTGATAAAAATGGCAATAAGGACCAATATGCTCGTAACGTTATAGAATCAAAGTGGCGTGAGTGGAAGCTGCCAGAGTTTTGCACAGTGTCAGGAGATATGCATGGCAACGATGAAGATCGTTTACATGAGCGCACGCTTGCCGTTGATGGTGAGGTTTTTGTTTTGGTATATCCTGGGTTTGATAATGAGCACCGCTTTGCAATCAGAACAATTTCAACAGACTTTGTTGATCATGAATACAATTTAAAAAAATTACCTAACGGTAACAGGGTTGTCATGGGTAAAGAGTTAACACCTCAAGGGGAATGCGTTGCCATATGGTTAACAGGTGAACAAAATGGGGCATTGATTAAGCCATATCAAGGCGGAAAGCGTTCAAGGATTCCAACACTTAACCAATACATGAAGAATGCAGTCGGTGCGCCTGCAAAATCAGGTTATATCCTGCACCACTTTGCTAAAAAAAGACCAGAGCAACAGCGTGGGGTCAGTGATTTAGTCTATGCTCTTGAAAGTTTAAGACATTTAGAACGAACTGAGGAGGCTCATCACATGGCTGCACGCTTGGCATCATGTGCCGTGTTTCAGCGGGTTGATGACAATGCAGATGATTGGGATTATGAGGAGAGTGAAAGGTTTGCCGATCAGATGCAAGTCACTCCGGGCTTTGTTTTACGTTCTGGGCTTGGCAGAAAGTGGGAAATTTTACAGCCACAATTCCCTAACACGGCATTGCCTGACCATGCTAAGCAAACCTTGCAAGGGGCAGGCGCAAGCCTTGGCATTTCTTACAATGCTTTTAGTGGTGACCTTGAGGGGACAAGCTACTCAAGTGGTCGTCTGGGGGCGTTAACAGATCGAGATTGTTGGAAAACCAAACAAAATGAAGCCATAAACGCACGAATTAGACCGATATTCAACGCATGGCTTAGGACTCAACTAGCTTACAACATTCTAGGAGGCTTAGCCTTTGAAGAGGAAAGAAAATACCAAGCAACTCACATACAAGCCAGACGATGGGATCACATTGACCCACTTAAGGACAGTGCAGGCAGAAAGTCAGACTTGCAAGCACGACTTACCTCACCGCAGAGAGTTATTGCTGAGCGTGGTGATGACATTGAGGAGGTTTTAAATGAATGGGCTGAATATGAGGCACTAGTTGAAAGCAAAGGACTCATTGCAACAGATTTTAGATCAAGTGAAATTGAGAGCTCCCTATCTAAAGAAGAAGATGAGGAGGATATTGAGGAAAAATATTTTTACGACAAAGACAAAAAGAAAAAGAAAAAGAAAAAATCTTGAAGCCAGAAAATGAAATCAGAGTGGACAATGTTCCGCAGTTCATTCGTGACAATGCAAGGCGTGGTCTCGATCTACTTGAGTTTGCAGGTGATGGCTTAACAGAAAAAACAAAACGGGAAGCGAGGAACATGGCAAGGGGGCAGGTCAGTGATGACAAGGCGGTCAGAATGGGAGCATGGTTTGAGAGGCATGAAAGCGATTTAAAAAGCCCAGACGCCAATGCTTACGTCAGTGGTGAGTCAAACCGACCAACCGCAGGGCAAGTGGCTTGGCTGTTATGGGGCGGAGATTTAGACAAAACAAACAGATTACGTGCCATGAAATGGGCACAAAGACAAAACAACACAGAAGAAAAAAACATGAAGCCATTTGATGACGGTGAAAAAATTGGGGTACAATATCGATCTCTTGAGATAAGAGAGGACTCCATCAATGACGAGGACCGTTCTGTCTCTCTATCATTTTCAAGTGAGGAGCCGGGCGAACGCCTAAGGGGTCAAGAAATACTTGACCATGACAAGAGCGCAGCAAGGATGGAGCGCATCAACACAGGAGCACCACTTTTGTGGAATCATGACCCAAACGACCAGATTGGTGTCGTTGATAAGGCTTACATAGGCGATGATAAGCGTGGTCATGCTGTTGTTAGATTTGGCAAAGGTCAAAGAGCACAAGAATTTTTCCAAGACGTTAAAGACGGCATTAGAAAGCTTGTCAGTTTTGGGTACAGGATTCATAGGGTAACTGATACAGAAGCGAATGACGAGGGGGTAAACTCGTATCGTGTCACTGATTGGGAGCCTTTTGAAATCAGTCTCGTTTCAATTCCGATGGATATGACCGTTGGGGTGGGGCGTGCCAGTAGCGACTCGATGAACGTGGTGAGAGTCCAAAACGCTGAACCATCCACACCAGAAAAAACAATTAATCAGGAGAACATTAAAAATATGTCTGATATAAATGATAATAAGGTGAGCGAGACTGAGACCCGCAACGTGGCGGAGTCAGTACCGCAAGCTTACGTCCCAAATAATGAGGACAAGGCACGTTTTAGACGTGACGAAATGAAAAGACAAAGCGGAATTAGATCCCTTGGGGAAAAATTTGGCTTTGGAGAAGATGCAGAGAGAGCCATCGAGGAAGGAACTGACCTTGAAACTTTTAGAAGATCAGTAACAGAATCTTGGGAGGCTCCAAGTGCTGCAATTAACCACGACGGACTCAATGAGGCTGTTGGAATGAACGACAAAGAGCTCAGAGAGTTTTCTGTTGTTAAAGCAATCCGTGACATCAAAAGTGGCAAAGGTCTTGAGGGACTTGAGCGTGAGGTGTCTGAGCAGGCTGCAAGAAACTCAGGTCAGTCATTAGGTGCAAATGATTTCTTTATTCCTGCGGAATATGGAACAAGAGCACTTGAGACAGGCACAGACTCAGAGGGTGGTCATCTTGTTGAGACTCAGGTCGGTGACTTAATCGAAAAGCTAGACGCTGCTTTGATTACTAGCCAACTTGGTGCCACAATCCTCACAGGGTTGTCAGGTAATGTGTCATTGCCATCTTTGACAGGCGGAGCAACTGCCTCATGGATGGATGAAGAGGGCACAGTAAGTGCGACAGATCAAACTTTTGGTCAGGTCACTCTTTCACCTAAGAGGCTTGCCGTTCGTACGATCTACAGTGATCAGCTTGTTAATCAGTCAAGCCTTAGCGTTGAGAATATCGTCCGTGATGATCTCATTAAGCGTGAGGCGTTAGCTGTTGACCTTGCAGCACTTGCAGGATCAGGATCAAGCAATCAGCCAACTGGTATCCTAAACGTCAGCGGAATTGGTTCAATCACCTTTGGAGGTGCTGCCACATTTGCTGACTATGTTAACCTTTGGAAAGAGGTCGCAACTGACAGCGTTCCACAAGACAACCTTGCGTTTGTTACATCTGCGGCAGCAATTGCCAAAGGTTTAACAATTTCTAAGGATTCAGGCAGTGGTCAGTTTATAATGAGCGAATCACCAAGCGGAGGATTTTCAATCCTTGGTATTCCTGTTGTTATGTTTAATCAGAGCATCAGTGATAAAGTGATTTACGGAAATTTCTCCGAGCTCCTTATCGGTCAGTTTGCTTCTCGTAAGTTAACAGTCGATCCATTTAGCTTAGCCGCCAATGGTCAGGTTGCAGTAACATCAAACTGCTTCTATGACATTAACGTGCGTCACGCTTCAAGCTTTGCAGCTTCAGCCGACTCAGCAGCGCAGTAATTAAATTAAACACGGAGAGGGGTCCCCTTATTATGGGGGACCCTAATCTTAAATTTAAATTTTTAGAAAAATGGACATCATTATTTTAAAAGACACTTTTGCCAACGGTGAGCCTGTTAAGGCAGACGATAAGCCTCAGAGCTTTGACGATAGTATTGCTAAGCAATTGATTGCTGCTAATAAGGCAATTCCTGCACCTGATAAGCCCGCAGCAAAAGCACCCAAAAAGAAAGCCGCAAAAAAAGACTGATAAATGTCTGTAAAAAGTGACGTTGAGGCAGGCTTTGAAATCCTTGCAAGTTTGCACTCGCAAGGTGCTAAGGTCACCATTGGCGAGCGTGGTCCAGTTCCCTGCTTAATTCCTGACGGAGTTGAGAGGCAAGGCGAGGAGCGTCCCGGCAGATACCGCAACACCGTCACCATTTCTATTGCAGTTTTAAAAAAAGACATTGGCACCTCACCCCATGCGGGTGAGCGTGCTGTTGTCGATTTTAACGGTGAACAATTTCAATTAATTGTTAGTCCTGATGTAGATGTACAAGAACAAGGCGGGGCAATTTATGCAATGACTTTAGTCTCAGGATAAAATGGATTTTTGTAAACTATGGGAAAAAAGGCTTTTAGAAATTGCTGAGCCATTTTTAGATCCCAAACCTACACTCATTGAGGGCTCTGGACTTGCCGAGTTCGCAGATGGGTCCACGCTTGCCGTGGTCGTAAATCCGGGGGCGGAGTTTCCTCCGCACTCTGGTTTTATGGAGTGTGAGTTGGTCATTGAATACGATTACGAGAAAGCTCAAGACCCTAATGTTGTGAGTGAGGTTTGGGGTCAAATCCTTGAGGCATTTGGAGACGGTAAAGATGGCGATGAGCCACTTAGGACCAGACTCGCCTCAGGTGATTTGGTTATCCCCTTGGGGCTTGATTCGGTTCAATATGAACGGGGTTGGATTAACGACATTGGCAGCGGAATCAATCAATTTTTCATTACTGCATACCTAGGAATAACAAAACTAAACTAGTCCCCTATCATTATTTTTTAACTTAACTTATTATATTATTATGCCATCACCAACATTTGTAGGATCAGTAGCAAATAAAGACGTTTCACTCGGAGCCGGAGTCGATGAATCTGGGATTATACTAGGAGATTTAAGCTATGAACTTGAAAATCCTCAGGTTGATTTCCTTGATCGATTTGGCGCAGTGACAGGCTACGCCACCAACCATGCGGCTGCGATTAACTATTCCGTTAATGGGATCGTTTCTGATAAAGACGCAGGCTTAAACGTTGCAACATTTACCACAGCGGTTTCCCTTGCAAATGATGACTTTTTCTCCAAGGAGCAAGATAATCAAAACACTGATGAAACTTACAATGGAATTGCTTTTAAAGATTCTAATGTAACCTCAGCAATCAGATTGGTTGGCGTATCAGGTACACAACCACAAGGCGGAGCCAGAACAATTGATCTTTCTTTGAACAGACCGCTTGGCTTAGTCATTAGCTAAACACAGAACAACCCGCCACGTGGGAGACGTGAAGAATCATGAAGAATAAAAAAAGTAAAATACCAGTGCCTAGTGACTTGGCGCATGGGTTTAGTGAATCACAAAACACTGAGGAGGTCGCTGTCTGCCGTGGTTTAGGCGTTGAATTAGTAGCAGGCGCAGAGTGTCGCAAAACTTACACCAAGCTAAACCCTTACAATTCGGGACGCCCTGAGGTCATATTTAATTTAAACGCAGCGTCATCAACTTGGGAAACTAAGCCACAAGGCGCAACGGGCAACGCTGAGCCTTTAAAAACGCAAGCCATTCGCCAAGCTTATGCGTCTGATGGGTCACCCGCAAAGGAGCTTGACGATTTAATTGAGCGCATTGAAAACAAAGAGCTAAGGCAACAGATTAAAAATGCTTTACCGCTTGCTTATGCCTGTTATGGCAGAGCGTTTATGCAAGCAAAACGTGACTGCATGGGATACTTAAAAAGTGCGCCTGATTTTATCAAAGGCGTTAACCGCAACGGTAAGCCTTACAACATAAACCGCAAAGCCAGAGAATTTGCCAAGCGCATGAATATTCAATGATCGAGACAATAGAACAGAAAGCAAACACCGCATTTGAGCGGTCCGAAAATTATCAGTTTTTAGGTGAGCCAATCACTTGGTCGTACCGTCATGAATGGCTTTGGGTTGAAATATCGAGGGCGTCAGGCTTCCAAAATGAAAAGGATGCGCTTTTGATGATGTGGCTTGGAGGTTTGCAAGATCCTAAGGACCTTAAAGCAATTAAATACAAGCACAGAAAAGACCCTCACGAGGTCATTGATGAGTTTGAAGATTATTGTGAGCAATTTAGAATTAACGGCAATGAGGTTGAGGAGGCTATCACAGTCTGCCAAGAGATCCTTACCGACATTGACGCAAGCACCAACGAAATTGAGCCAAACACTGACGTTGAAAAGGAGGCAGCAAAACCGCCAAAAAAGTGAGCGGAGAGGCTGCATATATTTGTCACATCCATGCAGCCACAGGCTTGAGCCCTGAGGATATCATTTATAAATTACCTTACAGCCAAGGGTTGCAAATTTTAGCCCTTAAATTGTACTCACTAGGCAACGAGTTTATGGGTCCAAAGCTTGAGGCAGATGAAACTTTTGACGGAATTGCGGGTTATGCATAACAGAATAAACGGTCATTTATACCCAAGGCAGAAAGTCATTTATGTCGACGTTGATGACACGCTAATCATCGACAAAAAAGTCAACACTGAGCTCATTAAGTGGCTAGTTAAAAAAAGTATTGATGATTATGAGATAAACGTATGGAGCATGGCAGGCAAAAAACACGCAGAGCAAGCCGTTGAGAGGTGCGGCATTGCCTTAATTGTTAGCAACACCCTATCAAAACCCGGCTACATAGTGGATGATATGGGGTGGGGTTGGATACAATACACCAAAGCCATTGAACCATGAGAGCCGCTAACCAGTTTATAAAATTTGACACTGATGTTTTAAGTTATCAGCAAGCCATTGAGTTATATGGCAGGCTCAGAAAAAAAACTTATGTCCAAGTTGTCAACCAATTCGCCAAAGAGGCGAATTTGATTTGTTCAAAATCAGAGGCGCAAGGTGGTGTAAAAAGATCTAATCTTAAACAAGATAAATATTTAAAAGACAGCACTGACCCAACAAAGTGGAAAAAAGTTTCTAAAACAAAAACAGGAAAAACAAGAAAAGGCTCAGGAAAAAATCCCAAAGAGAGACGTATGTGGTTCGCCTTAGCAGCTAAACAAGGAGCAAAAAAAGGAGATCCTTTTAAAGATGTAAAAGTTGCCCCAAATGACAAAAATAAAACAAAAGTCGGAGCTAAGATTAAAAACATAAGTGACGATAAACGTTATTTAACCAAAGTAGCGGCAACGATAAGGAACCGCAGAAGATCAAGGAGTGGCGCAATGGCTGCGGGGTTTTTAGAGTCAGCTAAAAAATTAGGCTTTGGTGGCAAAGGTAGGGCAAATTTGCAACCTTGGACTCGAGGCACAGCAATAAGGTCAATTGGTAAAAAAGCAAAAATTGACACACTGCGGGCTTTTTCAGTCAATAAAGTTTTAGGATCTTTTGAGGTTGGTGATCGTGTCATGAAAAAAGCGATTGATAAGGCTATCGTTAAAGAGCTTAATTTTGCTTATTCAAAGCTTGATCAAAATTCTCTTGAGGTAATTCAAAGACAAAAAAGGAGGGGCAGGTAATGGCAACACGTAAAGGGGTTGAGCTAAGGACTGATTTCACGGGCTCAGATAAAAATTTTAAGCCTGTCCTTGATAGAACAAAAAGGGGCGTCAAAAACTTAGGCACTGAAGCGCAAAAGGCAGGAGTTAAAGGATCTAAAGGTTTAGAGCGTATAAGCAAACGTCTTGATCAAATAAAAATGAAAGCAATGGCTGCAAAGGGTAAGCTTGCCTTGCTTGCTGCTGCCATTGGTATTGTTAAAAAATCAAATGAGGCGGCTCGTGATACTTTGCAAGATGCTCAAATGGCAAACATGGATGTTGAGCGATTTCAAAAGCTTGCTTTTGTGTTAAAAGGTTTTCGTATTGAGGCGGAGGACACGGCTGACATTGTTCGAGAATTAGCAAACGTTACACAGGAGGCACTTGATGATCCAGAGGGAGGCAAAGCCAGTGCTTTTAAAATGCTGCAAATTGATGTTGAAAAATTTGCAAAACTTGATCCCGTTCAAAAGTTGCAAGCATTTGCTGAGGCTCAAAAAAGACTTAATGATCAAACAACCATAAGAGGATTTGATGAGGCAATCAGTGATATGGGCAGAAAAATTGCTCCTGTTTTTGAGTTATCAAATGAAGAATTTGTAAAAAGGTTGCAAGACGCTCCTGCTGTTCCTGAGGCTCAAATAAGAAAACAAGCTGAACAGTTTGAATTATTTAGAAAGTCTTTAGTTGGTGAAGGCATTAACAAATTTAGACGTGCGGCAGGTGTGTCAGTTTTAGAAAATCCATTTGAAGAATTAAAAGATCAAAAATTTAAAACACTTGGAGATCAATCACCATTTGATCCATCCATTACATTTGACCCTGTTGGTGACAAAAAAGAAGAAGAAGACAAAAAAGAATTAGATAAGTTTGAAAAAGTTTTAAACAAAATAAACAAACCAAATACACCACGGACTTTGATGGGTTTGACAGTTGACGGTAAAAGCATGAGACCTGTTCAAAACAAAATGCTGACAGTCATGGAAAAACTTGCAGCATTAAACGCCAAGCAGTTTAAAATTGAATCAGAGTCATTGGATTTATTAGAGCAAGAATTAAGAGGAGCAACAAAATGAGCGCACCGAATTACGTAGGGGATACAGATTGGAAACGTCAATCAGGCGGGTCATTTGGATTTACAAAAGACGGCTTGCAATTTCGTGAGTTAGTTTTTCGAGGGCGTCTCGATTCTGCTCAGGCATTTATTGCCCAATTTCCAAAAGGAACATCAAGCCCTTTACCATCTGAGGGACATTTAAATCTTGTTAGTGCGCCAGTTGTTAGAGATGAGAATGGTGTTAGTGGAAGCGCAACGCTCAGATTTGAGGGCATCAGTGGCGTTAATAATCCGGACGAGGGTGATGAAACAAAACAATTTTTTAATGAGACCAAAGAGGTAGTTTTGCAGCCGTCAAATGATCCTAAAAGCACAGCAAAATATAATTACATTTCGCCTCAAGCGGTAATTACTTACAAAGACAACAAAAGGCGTGATCTGTTGCCTGAAAATAATAGGTTTAGGCATCCCACAATATTTGGAACTGATTTTAATAACGTTGGGAGTAACTACTATAATACAACAGAACTTAAATATTTAGTTGAGGCAACAGACAAAGGTGCAGCTACAACGGTCAAAGTCCTGAACAACAACAACAAAGGCAACCCACGACTTTGGAACGTGCGCCAAATATCTGGCTTTCAAAGTATCACTGAGGAAGCAAGTGGCATATTTACGCATATTGAACAGCACTTTTTGATTCTTGAGCCAACGGCTGACAATATTCCAGTAAATTAAAAAATGATACAATTGCCATCAGATGAAAACATTCCTTTTACAAAAATAAGGAAAAAGTTTTCTGAGCTTTTTGCTTACCTAAAAAGGGTCAGACCTATTGAGGGTGGTTTGATCGAGATGACGCCTAACGGCTTTAAGGTCAATCGCCCACTTGAAAGGCGTTTTTATCCACAATTTGCTCCGACTGTAGTCAGGGCATTTGACGAGGCGGGTGGTGCTGATGCCTCAGGCACAAAATTATTTATACGCACTGGCTACGTGTTTGGTCCTTGGGATTATGATGGCTCTGACTCTGATCGCTTAAATGCAATCAATCAATTTCCATTTGAGCCTAAGATCGGGACCACCCTGTTAAGTGCTGACGATCCGCCAAGCTTGACCCTTGAACCGGGATACACAAATTTTATATTGTTAAAAATTGATTGGTCGCAAAGGGTTGACGTCATTGGTAAAAGTGCTTCAGGCGGCTCGTTTATTATTGCCCCTAGTTTACTTTTAGAATCATTTGTTACGATTGATGGACAAAATCAACCTGTAACAATAAACTCGTCTGATCCATCAACGCATAATGGGGTTGTCGTTGAAATTTCTGAAACAAATTATTACGTGACTAATGTTTCAATAATTTCACAAATTGAGGAAAATATGCCACAAGAAAACGGTTCCACTTTTATCCTAATGGGTCATTTTACTCTTGATAATTTTGGGGCTGTTACAGGTCAAAGGTGGTTTGTTGAAGGACCAGTCTGGACCCATAAGCATCCTAGAGTTGTGGACTCAACAACAGATGCAGACGACAGGACTGAACCGCCTGCACCAATAGATCCCGCAGATTTAACCTTGGAAAACATCCACGATATCCCCGGATATGTCGAGACTGGTTAATCATGTGGATTCATTAATTTGGGTCAAAGCTGAAATACTTTGGAGGTTAGCAGATCGCCCAAGGGTTTTGCCTGACGCTGAAACAACTAAATCATTGAGGCTTGACGGTTGGCTACAAAAACACCCCGCCACGATGTTGGTCAGCACTAATTCAGTGCCTCACATTCACGGACACCATCGTCTTGCTTTGCTTGCTGCCGATGGGCAACTTGATAATCGGGTGCCCTGCATTTTAAGAATGTGCCACTGGGACGCTCCCCTATCGGATTTTCTTAAAACATTGTAAAATGTTTTAATGCCTGTCAATTACGTCAATTTTGTTGGAGAGAGCTCTTTTGATGGGGCTGCTTTTGTTGCAAATAATAAAATTTATTTAAGGTCATCGGCTGCGGCTGATGATGAGGATTTTGTTATTGCAGGTTTAAAAAATAGTGATTCGACCGCTGTATCTGAAACGCTGACAAGTGCCACAAATGGCGGCAAAATTGAAAGGCTGAGCACTGACGCCCTTAAAGAATTTCATTACTTTTCAAATAGAAGCTCAGGCACTGAGACCGCACTAGGTGGCACCGTTCAAGTCAGGCTAAACAACGGAACCGCAGCCACAGGATCAATAAAAATTTTAAGTCAGCCAATGGATGGAGAAACTTTTGATGTTGGTCTCACAGGATTTGTTAAGCAATTTACTTTTAGAAATACAGTAAGTGCCAATGGCAATGTCAAAACAGTTTCAACGTTGTCTGAGGTTGCTGCAAACCTTGCCAGTGCAATCAATGACGCAGCAACAGGGACACATTCAACAGGTGGAGAGAGCTCTGGAGGCGCATGGATGAACTCGGATGGAGCAAACCCATATCTGACCGCTACAGTGTCAGGTACAACAATCACGCTCACTGATAAAATTAAAACAGCAAGGCAATTGGCTTGGGTTTTAATACCTTACGACGCCAACAAGTTTGCCATTTGTAACATAAGGGGTGGCATTGATGGCACTTTGATTGGATCAATAAGCGCAGGACTTAAAAGCGCATCAACATCAGCAACCGAGGGGATTACCTTGCAAAGTGAGGCACAAACATCAAACACTTTGCCGGGCGGATTCACAGGCGCAAGCTTAAGCGTTGCGACCCGTGGAAAGTTTGCCGTTGATATTAGAACAGGAACACCAAACGGGGCAGTCAATGCAGCGATTCAAGTCAGCAATGACAACGTCAATTTTCGCAACGTACCAACGACAACCATCACCAACCTTGCCAGTGATCAAGATCAGCAATTAGTCGGGGATGATCTTTTTGCTGAGTATGCCCGTCTCAACATTACAAGCAACGCAGCCACAAGCGGAACGGTTGCCAACATAGCCATAATTTCACAAGGATAACATGAGATTAATTTATAATTCAGACGCTCAAAGGCTTCAGAAAAATTTTGATGATAAGACACCCGTCACGGTGTCTGAGCTTTTTAGGAGTGAACGCACTGCGAGCGTCCCTATTGAATTGTTTTTAGTCGACAATGATGAAGGCTATGCAACCCCAGGGTCATCAGACTATGAGGTCCTAATTGGTCGACAAGCTCAAGCGGTCACGACTGGCAAGCTTACCCTGACATTTACAGGGACCACCGAGGAGATTGACCTATCAAAGCCAAAGCTTGCGACACGTATCGAGGCGGCACTAAATGCCGTCAGTGAGGTTGATGCAGCGGGTGGCGTTGACGTCGTTGAACTAAACAACGGCAGAGCTTTCCAAATTACATTCAGATTAGTTGGATCAAGGGCAGCTATAACCGCAGGCGTTAACGATTCTATGCAACCCGCCTCTGTTTTAATCTCAGAGGTGACAGCAGGAACAGGATCAACTCGTGAGGTCCAACTTTTAACACTTGAGGAGGCAAGTCTTGCCGAGGTATCAACAGTTGGATGGTCTGCCAACTCAAACCCTGCCTTAACAATCACGACCTTGGTGGAGGGCACTGCCAACACGAGAGAGGTTGTTCAATTATCAGTAACTGGTGACCCTGCGCCCGGCAGCTTTTTTGTAGTTTCAAACTCTGAACCAATTTCAACCGAGGCAACAGCCGCACAGGTCAAAACAATTTTAAACTCTGCTTTATCTAACGACATTGGAAGCGTTAAAAAAACAGGTGAACGCATTTGGCAGATTACTTACAAAACTAACGGAGATAAAACCGCACTAAGCGCAGGCACTCACAACCTAGTCAAACGCCCGTCAGTTAATGCAACCTTAAGCCTTAACACAACAGCCTTGGCTTATGCTGCCAATTCTGACGGCTCTGATTTATCCGTAGGGTTTACTCTTAAAAAAGGCAACGAGGTGCTTTTAAGTGAAAACGTTGACCTTGCTGAGCCATTTGCTGAGGTGATTGGCTCAAGTGCCATGCTTAACAACGATTCACTTGGTGCTTTGTTTACCATTGCAGGTAATGACGTAAACAAAGGGACCGCAATTAGCTTGTCAGGTGGCTTGACTTACTCATCTGACACCTTAGCGGCTCCATTTTTACCCTTGGCAGGTGGGACGATGACAGGTGACGCTTTGTTTGGTGATAATGTAAAAGCAACTTTTGGTAATGCTGATGATCTCCAAATTTACCACGATGGTTCTGCTAGTTTCATTGACGTTGAGGCAGGAACAGGCGAATTTTATATAAGAGCAAACAATTTACGTTTAGCAAATGAAGACGGCAGTGGGCAATTTATAAACGCAAACAACGGTGGTAATGTAGAATTTTTTTATAATAACTCTAAAAAATTTGAAACAACCGACACAGGCGCAACCATATCGGGCAAGCTGATTGTCAATGGCGACCTTGATGTCTCAGGCACGACCACAACTTTTAACTCAACAGTGGTCACCGTGGATGATCCAGTTTTCACAGTAGGCGGTGACACTGCGCCTGATGCGTCTGACAACAAAGACCGAGGCATTGAGTTTAGATATTTTAGATCAGGCGAAAGCGCAAAAATTGGCTTTTTTGGATATGATAATTCATCTGATGCTTTTACTTTCCTTACAGACGCAACAAACAACAGCGAGGTTTTTAGCGGCACTTTAGGTACCTTTAATATTGGAAAAGTTCAAGTTTCTAGTGGTTCAGCAAGTTTTCCAAGTTTTCGATTTGGAGACGATTTAGATACAGGAATTTTTAAAGCTGCAGGCAATACATTAGCCTTTACAACAGGCGGCACCGAGGCGGCTAGGTTTGACTCTAGTGGGCGATTAGGGATTGGTTGCACTCCAAGCGCAAGGCTTGAAATTACAACAGCATCTCAAGGAGACACTGCCTTACAAGTTGGTTTTACAAATAGCACTCCAAATTTAATAGTAGGAACAACAACAGGATCTACAAAATTAGAAATTGCTAACGGTGATTATGATCATAAATTTTATTCACGAAACGGGTCAGGAACAGCCGTTGAAAGATTAGCTATTGAAGGTGGTTCGGATATAGCTGATATAAAAATAATAAATTCTAACTTAGGCATTGGAGGGACGCCAAGCAAAAAATTACACATTAAAAATGGCGCATCTGGTTTTAGTAGTTCATACAATGTACGAACACAAGCAATTATTGAAAGTGACACAGCAAGCGGAACCGCTCTTGCTATTATGGCAAAAAATACTGGTTCAAGTGCTATTTGGTTTGGTGACCAAGACGGTGAAACAGTTGGACAAGTAGGTTACAATCACACAAACAACACCTTAAATTTTGCAACTGAAGGAGCAACACAAGCAATTTTAAACTCCACAGGCTTAGGCATTAATTGCACTGCAGCAACAGCCTTACATATTAAGGGGACTACAACTTTTGACGGTGATGGAAACTCTCGGGCTGTAATAACATCAAGCACTGAAAGTGGAATTGTAAGTTTAGATGTTGGTGGTTTTAATGGCACACCCTCCTTAGCTAGACAAATTAAATTTTTTACTAATCAAGCGTCAGGAGCTAAAACCGAGGCGGCTAGGTTTAACTCGTCTGGGTGTTTTGGAATAAATCAACCATCACCATCGTCAACTTATAAACTTGATGTTGGCGGTTCTGTCAGACTTGCAACATCAGCACCTAGTTTAGTATTTAGAGAAACCGATGCAAGTAACCAAGAGTTTAGTTTATTCGGTTTAGGTGGCGACTTTTACATAAGAGATATAACCAATTCGTCTTATCCTTTCAAGGTTCAATCAGGTGCAAGCAATGACACGCTAGTGATAAGTTTAGACTCACGAGTTGGCATTGGAGGGTCGCCAAGCGGCACAACAACTATTCATAGCGCCTTAGATTGCTCAAGTGATTTTGACACGCATAATAAATATGCCTTAAATCTACACAATTCAGCTGATGACACAAACGAAAGTCTTGGGATTTCTTTTGGTCTTTCAAGCAACTTAACCGCAGTTGGTGCTGCAATAGCACACGAAAGAAAAGGTACAGGTAGTTTTGGTGATTTATATTTTTTAACTAAATCAAGCTCTGCCGGTGTTACCGAAAAAATGCGCATTGATTCAAACGGCAACGTTGGAATTGGCACGACATCGCCAAGTAGTTTATTGCATTTAAAAAGCATAAGCGCAGATACAAAACTATTAGTTGAAACTACATCAGGTAATGACGCTATTCTTGAATTGAAAGCACCAGAGGCGTCAGGAGCGCAAAGCCATATAAGATTTTCAGATGATACAGCCAACGTTGGCGGCATTAGTTACAATCATAATTCTAGCGGCTCGGATTATATGCAATTTTATACTGCATCAACCGAAAGAATGCGCATTGACTCAAGCGGCAACGTGGGGATAGGTTGCACACCAAGTAACAAATTGACAGTTGAAGACACTATTGGAATAAAAAGAGCTTCAGTCCCGGCAATTACAACCTTACAGCAAACAGGTAATGGCTTGGAAATTAATGCGCCAAGTGGATATCATAATTTAATTGTAAAAAATAATTCGGTACCACATTTTCAAATTTTAAACACTAATTCAATTTTACAAAATTACATCAATTACACAAACGGCTCAAACTACGAGGCTCTAAAAATATCGGCTGAGTCTGATCATATTAAATATGACACAACTAGCATTGGGTCATTTGCTAGCAATACAAGAGAACATAGGTTTAGTGTCAACAATTCACTTAAATTTAGGGTTTCTAGCTCAGGCGTTTTAAATTACGGGCATTATTATATAGTTGGTAATTATGAACTAAATAATTCTTTTAATGATTTAATTTTAAGCACAAGCAGTCAGACCGACAATGACATAGTTTTTAAGCCTAATAACACCGAAGCGTTTAGAATAAGTGGTTTAGGAAAAGTTGGAATTAACCATAATGATCCTAACAGAGATCTCAACGTTGTTGGTCAAATAGGCATAGACAACTCGCAAGCATCTCCATCAGGCGGTATGTTAATTGCACCTGATGGGAGTTCTAATAAGATTTATTCAAGAACTGGCAATGCTGTTGCATCAGCGCATCCACTAGACTTTTTTGCAGGTAGTACCCACACTGTAAGAATTGAAGCTGATGGCGATGTTGAAATTCAAGAACACGGCAAAGGTTTAATTTTATCCTCACCTGATGGCACTCGTTACAAGATAACAGTTGCCAATGACGGAACAGTGACATCAACGGCAGTTTAAAAAATTTATGAAAGACCAACCAAACACAACACTAACAAATGAGCAGTTTAATTTATTAGCTGCGTTAATTGACACAGGAATAAAAGCGGCAGGGCTGCAAGCGGTAAGCAATGACTTACCCGGAGCCGTGCAAGCATTTGCTAAACTAAAACCAGAACAACCAGAGCCTGAAAAGACAGAAGAATGAAATTTGAATACACCTTAACTGAGGACGAACTGGCAGGGGTTACTAAATCACTAGAGGCGCATAATAATGCAAAGCCACAAGAGATTGACAACCCTGAATATGTACCAAGTCAAGGCAGTCCAACAATGCCAGACCCAGAAAACGAAGGTGAGGAAATTCCAAACCCTGACTTTGTTGAGGCAGTCGGTGAGCCAAAAATTTCAAACCCTGACTTAATTGCTGACGAGAATGCTTATTTAAATTTTGTATTTTCTGAGTGCTTTAAGTCATACAGAAAACAGTTTGAACTCGATGCCTAGAGCAACATTTTTGCAACGTCCGGGCAAGCGTGAAGGCTCAAGGATATCAATGAAAAACATGATAAAAAAACTAATCGAAAAGCATCTCATTAGTGGATGGGTAAAGCGTCAATTGCTTAAGCTTGGGATTGCCATCGCTCCCGTGTTGGCAGTCACCAATGAGCAAGTTGAGGCAACCGTGGCGGTGATTATCGCTGCTGCCCTGATGTTAGTTGAGATAATTTTCTCTAAACTAAACGCCAAAAAATTGGCATCTAAATAAATGAAAACAAAATTAATATTATTAGCGTTGTCAGTGCTTGCATTGTCAGGGTGCAAGATGAGCAACCCATTCATTGGCGTTGGACCAGTAAGCGGTCCTAAACCTGTTAGCCTTGGGCTTGAAGGTACCTTAAACGGTCGCACAGTCGGTCTTGGCGTTTGGGTAAGTGAGTAAATATGTTTAGACGCTTAAAGCGGTGGTTTAGTCGCTTTAAGCGAACTAAGCCTAAGCCAAAACCTAAGCCAAACCCTCGGCTTATTTACACCTTGGACGCAAGGACTAAAAAAAACATAAAGTCCTTAGATCCAAAGGTGCAATTTGT